GCCACCATGCTTGAGATACCCTGCAGTGGTCAACCGTGCCAAGCTATCCCGAACGTCCACTTGCCTGCTAGTAAAGTACTTGCGTAACTCAGCCACAGGGATTGCAAGCGTCTTGGTGTCAGGGTCGTACCGCATAACCAGTTTGCCTTTCGGTGACAGAGCCGCTCTCTCAGGCAAGCCACCCTTGGGTGTATATGCCGCTACCATTGCGTTGTTGACGTTCTCATTGATAAATGCACCCAGAGTTTCCTGAGCCACAGTCATTGGGTTGCCAACGCTAGACAAGTTAGATGCAATCGACTCCCGCACAACTCCCAACGCATACTGATAAATACGAGTAATGTCGATGTTAATCAGCCCAAGCTTGGTTGCAATCAACGCACCTACAAAGGCACATGTCAGCAAGCAAGAATAAAACCGATCCGTCTGGTCTAGGTTCAGAGCCTTGTCTACTTTGGCTTGCATATCAGCAAGCAGCTTCATCACATGGTCGTGGTTGTCAATGATGTACTGAACGTAGATCGGACCTGCCAAGCCGTAGTTGGTATTGAGCTTGCCAAATGTCTCATCAATCTCAGCCTTGGTTGAGCCTGTGTATTTGTGGAACGCAACCTCAAGCACTCGACGAAGCTCACCATCTGCCGTACTCTTAAGATTCTGCAGGGCATCCACAACAGAGGCGTTGCCTGACGACAAAGTAAAGTTACACCATGTTGTATTGTTCACACGCAGTTTATTACTCTGCGCTTCCATACGGTGCTTGCCCCGCCCTGAGGTAAACCCATAAGCGTAGTCAGACAGAATCTCGGGTTTCTCGTTAGTAATCTCATCCACAGTAAACGCAATGCTGTTCATCATGCCAAGCAAGTGCATCTTGGAAGCGTACGTGTCATCCTGTTTCAGCAAAAGCGTGTCAGGATTACCAAAGATAGAGTTGACCACCATCTGAGCCGTTGACTTGCCAGAGCCTGACCCGTTGTGTTTAAGGTGAATTAACGCACCTTTCACGTTCTGCTTGGGGCCAATGAACTTCAGCAAGGGTGAACCAAAGCCAAAGAACAAAGCCAGTGCATGCGTCTCGAGTCCGGGCCGGTTATAGAAGTTAGCGATCTTGCTCCACTCTTCTAGCGTGCCAGTTGGTTTAAACTGCTCAGCCAACTCCCGTGTACCGCTTGAGGGCGGTGCCAGTTTAGTACCCGCTGCCGTGTATTCCAACTCACCCACGACAAAGCCAAGCCCGTCAGGTGTCCATCCCATTTGACTGCGTGTTTTGTTCGCAGCGTACTGCGATTGCAGTTTGCGTAGTGTCGAAGCAAAATAAGCCATGATTGCATCCAAGTGTTTTCCGTAAGCGACCACACCATTTTTAATCAGTAAGTCGCGCATTTTATCTTTGGTGAACAGCGTAGTCACGGGGGCGTAGAACCTACGAACACCGTCTTGCTTCATGTGCAAGTTCAGACCCACCATCTCGCCCTCACCATTGCCGTACTGGTCAGAGTCAAAGAACCTCTCTGTCAGGTATAGGTCGTATGGGTAAATTTCAACGTCCTTCTCCTCACCATCAGGGGTACGTTCTTTCTTGTACACACCGCCGTTAACGCCACGAAAGTATGGGAACGGGTATGCCGGTATCGACATGGTGAGTGCCGGTGCTGTCTCGTCTTTGGGCGTCTCAATGATGTACTGGTCATCCTCGACAACTGCCTGCTCTACAAACTTACCCAACAGAATTGGCGTAGAAATCTTCTGTGGGCAACCCTCGCACAGAGATGAGTTGTTGTCCCGATACCACTCGCAGGTATACGGACCTTTGGTCTCAGCAGCTTTGGATTCAGTCGCCTCTGCCGAGTAGTCGGGATGCCGTTTGGACAGCGTATGGATAGCCGTAGGGCCGTCTTCGCACCGCACCGCAATAGATAGCGCAGCCCTCCACAACGGTTCTTCTAGCGTATGGGCTTGTTCAATGGCGTGCTTCATCTGCGCACAGCCGTTACCGTTAATGCTACGGATAGCTATACGCTTAAACGAACACTTAGGGTAGTCGCCGGTACCACCAATATCTTTAGACGTCTCGTCCATGCCAAACTGTTTGGCAGCGCTCAAGTCCATCGCAGGGGCAGGTAACGGCTCAATAAACTCAGCAAGGGATACAGGCGTACCCATTGCAATAATCTGTACGGGTCTCGAGGTTGCGTTCTTAAAGTTATGAGTGCCGGGTATGCGCAGGATACGTGCAGCATCTGCAGTTACGGCAGGATCAGCAAATAGTTTCTTTTGAGCGCACAAGCGCTTCAGTGATTTTGCGTGTCGTATCCACTCGGATACAGGCACGTCTTCGGTCAAAGGCCAATAGACATGGAGACCACCACCTGAGTTAACAAGCGTTGGACTTGGGAGCTTTGTGTCAGCAACAAATATGGATAGTGCTTGGGCAGCGGTAGCTTGGTCAGCTTAGGGCTTGCCTGTACCGCAATCTAAGTCTAGAAAAAACGACCGCAGAAATATGGCGTTGTCCGCCTTACGACCTGAGTCATCTTCAAACGTGGCAAGCGCAAAATACGCATCCACGCCTTGGGAATCCATACCTGAGCCGACTGCCTCCACGTCTTCAATCGTCGCTTGGAACGATTGCTTGACAGCGTTTGCCCGAATACCCACAGTGCAATACAAGCCCTGCGTCGGTAAAACGGATTTGAGAAAGTCAGTCACAGAACCTCACTGGGTTGAGGGAGAAAAAAATAGGGGCAACAGTGCTACCTGTTACCCCCGAGGGTTACTTACGTTTTGAAAGACGTGCAATAACTTTAGGCATTACTGCCTGATAACGAGCGCGTGGCACCGATCTACCAGTCAGCCAGTTGTACACACTCGCACGAGTCACGCCAAACATCAGCGCTATCTCGGTAATTGGTGTACCTTTGTTGATACAGACATCAGCCAACTGCATAACAATCGGCCTCTGGTCTGCATCTTCAACTTTCTGAATGAAGAGGGTGTCATGCCCCCGTGGTCTATTACGCATCTTCGTCAGTAGCCCAGTCACTCAAAATGTCAGATACGTTTTTAGCCGGTGCGGGTGCTTCGGGCTTTGCTTTTGCAGGGGCACGTTTCACTGGCTCAGCCACTTCTTCCGCTTTCTCGACGGCAGCAGGGGCTTCCTTGAACGACTGTGGTAACGCAGGCATGCCTTCGGCTTTAGATGGAACCATCTTCAACTCGATAGCTTGACGAGCGTCTTCTGTTTGGCTCTGTGCTTTACCCAGTTCCCACTCTTCTTTCGACAAGGGGCGTACAGCACGGAACTTCAACACGGGCACTGCTTCGGCAGTGTCGAAGCGAGCTTCGGTCACGATGCCAGTAATCGGGATACCATGTCCTGACAAGAACTTACCAAACGCTTGTAGTGGCATCTTCTCACCTTCAGCACGACCGAAGTATGACTTGGCAGGGACTGACAAGCGGTAGATGTTGCCACCAATGTCGTTCTCCAAAGCTACAGCCAAGCGCTTACTGTAACGGCAGGCACGAGCCTTACCATCGCCAGAGCCTTCGATGTTCTGTGGGCAGGTAGCGCACGTCTTGGCTTGTGGATTTGCCACCTCTTCGTTGGGCACTACGCCTTCGGCAGACCAGCAGGCAGGTTTGATGTCCTTGCCTTCTTCGTATTTGTCTGCATAGAACGTGCGGGTCACACCTTTGCCAGATGCAATCACCACGAAGTTCATGGCGCGTTCTTCGTTCTTGGCGACTTCTTCACCGCCTACAACCATACGCCACACACCGCCCTTGATTGAGATTTGCTTACCGCCAGAGCTACCTGCGATGTCACGGGTAGTAGCGTCAGAAGCCTCACGTAAATAGTCAGGGATAACGGAACCGGATTTGAAAAGTGTCATGTTACTCATTTTGATTTCCTATTGGGAAGTTACTTGGATGAACGGCGAACCGTGATCGAGTACTTGGACTCGATATTCACACCTGCAGGCATGCTGTCTGGATTCTCTTTGACGAACTGTGCAAAGTTACCTTGCGCAATACGACGTTCGAGAAGGTCAGGGGCATCATGCTCACGGATGAATTTGTACATACTGTCCCAGTCACTGGTCCAGTAGCGTGTTTTGACGGCTCGTGTAAACGAGCCATGTTGTGTCTTGCCACCGTCTTGACCGGTAGCCTTGCAGATTTCTAGAAGCTCATGCTCGACGGCATCAAGCTGAACATCAAGGTCAGCTATCTCAGCTTCCATCTGTTTCTTTTTCATTTCTTTAGCGTCACGTATTTTGATATACACATTGACTAACTGACTTGCATCCATAAGACTCCTTTGATTTGCGTTGAACATTGGGTGGGGGTACTAACCGCTCGTCCGCAAGCTTTTAAACTTTTGACGGCTTTCCCCCCGTTTTTTAGAAATTATACACTGTCAAATTTCAGTGTCAAGCTCTTGTTTGTATAAATCTACTAAACTTTGATGTAAATCTATTTTATTTTGCAGCATGGTGTACATGCGTCGCTCGACCGGACTACCTTGCAAGTGTGTGACTGTAACTTTGTTTGTCTGCCCTGCTCGGTGCGCTCGTGAGTTAGCTTGCAAATAGATTTCTGTAGACGCTACTGGACCCCACCAGACAACTTGGTCAGCACGAGTCAGCGTGATGCCGTGTGCAGTCGCTTGCGGTACTAACAGTAGTATGCGTGGGTCATCCTCTGTTTGGAATTGTTTGATGATGTCTGCTCGTCGTGTTGATGGGACACCGCCATGAATCGTTTGCACTGTGTAACCTTCTTTGAGCAGAGCATTCTCAACCATTTGTAGCGTGTGTCGATATGGGATAAACACCAATATCTTATGGTCAGTTTGCTCGATCACGTTTAGCAACTCACTC